AACAAGCAGCACCATTATATGCTGATTCAGTAAGAGATGCCGCTATTGCAGAAGGATTGTTTAAGAGTGGTACATTGGCTAACTCTTATTCTTCTCAAGTGGTGGTAAGACAGAATAAGATAAAGATTCAGATATTAGGTGAAGATTATGGTGTTTATCAGGATACAGGTGTTAATGGATTAAAGAAATCTTATACCAAACCTGCTGAATCATTGTACCCACCTGGTCAGTTTAAATCAAAAGTAATCGGTGGCCCACTACCTTTCGCGGTTAGAAAATCAATTGCTGAGAATGGTTTAAGACCACGTCCTTTTATACAAAAGGGTATAGATAGAGTTACTAATAATTTCCTAATTCCAAAGGGGGAAGAAGCAGGAATCGAAGATATTGAAAATATAATCATACCCCCATCAACTTTTATAGAGGTTAAATAAAATGGCTATAACGGAAAGACAAGCACCTACAACACCAAATCAAGCTGAATCGGATTTATTATTTTCGGTTACATCGAACAATGGTAGTAGACCACAATTTCAATTTGTTGCAAAGATTATTGATGAAAGAGATGGTAATGAGGTTCTGATTAAACAACAACCTATGCCTGCTGGTTCATTACCAGCTGCTAAGGCAATATTCAATATCAATCAAATCACATCCGATTATATGGGTACTGATAAGATATGGAAAACTGCAAAGATATCCACTAATACATCTGCAAATGAGTTTAGTGTAATCTTCTATGAAGAGACTGGTTCATCGGTATCATCATCGGTTAGTATTGTAAATGGTACATCAGGTTCATCAGTATATCTATTAGATGGTGTAGTAGAAATGAATAGTGGAGATTGGAACTGGCCTTCTGGTTCTTATTATACTGCATCAATTCTTTTAAATGATGATGCATATCGTGTTCAACACGCATTAACTAACTCACCACTTACACAAAGTATTAGAGATGGTGAATATGCAACTCTATCAGTTATCAATGGTAACTTTGATAATTCAGACGAACAAGCACAAGATATCTATCAAGTAGAATTCGCTGTGTATGATGAGGGTGGTAGTAACATTCAAAACTTATCTTATTATAATACAGTAGCAAATGGTGGAGGTCCGAGAACCAGTGGTGCTTATTTTTGGGATGACGTTGGCGTATTTGATTCACAAACCATTGGTACTAAAATGTTACACATTGGTGTTGGGCCTGAGAACTTAGTAGATGCAGTAGCAACATTAGATTCCGATTGGGCATATTATAGAGTTAGAGTAGTACAACAAGAATCAGATGGTACTGCATCTCAGATATCTTCATACTTTGAGAAATGGTTTACTAAACAAACACCTGAATGTGATTATGAAGGTACAAGATTTGCATGGTTAAATGAGTTAGGTGGATGGGATTACTTTACATTCCCATATGCTAACTCTAAGAGTGATAGTATTGAAAGAAAAACGTATCAGCAGGGGTTTGTAAACTACTCAGAGAACTCTGGATATCTTGCAACATATGATATTAGTAGAAGAGGTTCTCGTCAATACTCAACGAACTACGAAGAAACAAGAGTAGCAGAGAGTGATTGGTTAACAACTGAGGAAGCAGATTGGTTAAGAGAGTTGGTAGAATCACCCAATGTTTATATTCAGAGTGGTACTGATTTCTTACCAGTAGTAATGGATACTGCAAACTTTGATTATAAAACTAACCCTCGTAGTCAGAAGATGTATAGGTTAACCCTAAGTTATAAATTAGCAAATAATAGAAGAAGTAGATAGTATGGCAAGTAATGGATTAGTATTAAGATGTACATATGGTGGAGAGAAGTATGACCTCGATACCTTTGAAGATATTGCGTTTAGATTAGATGTATCTGCAATTCAAAACAATGAGATTGGTTCTAACTTTGGTATTGCATCTCAGAATGTAACACTACCTGGTAGTAAGAATAACAATAAATTCTTCGTTGCTGCATACAATGTTAATTCACCAAATGCAAGAGGATTCAAACAATCCATTCCCTGTCAAGTTCTTCAGAATGGTGCTGAGGTATTTAATGGTAACCTTATTCTCAATGATGTAATTACTGATACTTACAATGATACTATCTATAACATTACATTAGTAAATGAGACTGTTGATTTTGCATCTCTCATATCTGAACAATATCTTACTGAGTTAGATTTCTCAGATTTGAATCACTTATATACACCTGGTAACGTAACCGCATCTTTTGAAACTTCATCATTTTTAAATGGTGATGTATTCTATCCTCTTGTTGAGTATGGAGTAGATGGTACACTTCCTAATATGTATTCTATTGCTATGGGAGGTCAGACTGGTAAAGTAGATAACATCAACACTCCAATGTTGATTCAACAATTCAAACCAGCAATTAGAGCAAAAGCAGTAATTGATAGAATCTTTGATTCAGTAAACTATCAGTATTCATCATCATTCTTTGATTCGGAAGAATTTAGTTCGATGTACCTACTCACTACTAATAGTGATAAGAATGGTATCGTATTAGAATCTCCTACTGATTCAGGATTTAGAGCAACTGGTACGACTCCTCTTACACTCACAGGTATACCATCTTCATTTGGTGTACTTAGTTTCGGAACTGAGATTTATGACCCAGGTAACTCATATAATACTAGTACATCAGAATTCACAGTTGTAAACACAGGTCAGTACGCATTCCAAGCTTCCATTCCTTATACTCATGGACCTACTGGTCAAGGTGGACTTAGTATATTTTATTTATATTTGAAAGTAAATGGTACTGTCGTAGCACAACAATTTTATAATATTACATTTGCGAATAATGGTACGATTGGTTTTTCTACTGCTGGATTAAATTTAACTGCGGGAGATGTAGTAACTTTAGAATACTATTATGAAGGTAATACCAATGCACTTGCAACAGTAGATTTATATTTACCAACATCACGTACATTCCAAACCCTATACGCTCCAGTCGCTGTAGTAGGTGCAAATGTTGATATGGCTCAACAATTTGACCCAACAATTAAATCATTGGATTTCTTAAAAGGAATTATACAAAAGTTTAACTTAGTATTAGAACCTAAGAAGAACGAACGTAATACTCTTATTGTAGAACCATTTGATACATGGGCTGATGCTGGTGTAGTTAAAGATTGGAGTGATAAATACGATAGAGCAGAAAAGATATCGGTAAAACATCCTATTGCTAATCAGCCTCTTAGAATGAAGTTTGAAGATTCATTTGATTCTGATGTACTTACTGATTACGCTAAGAATAACTTTAACGATACACGTCCTTATGGTTCTTATACTTATGTTGCTAATTCAGATGTTCCAAATGGAGAACGTAAGATAGGTGGATTCTTTTCACCAATACCAACCAAAGGTATACCTGGTGCACCGAATATGATTATACCACTTTTATATCGTTCGGAAGTACCACAAGCAAAGGCATATAAGTTCAAACCAAGATTAGGATATAGATTAGATAATCAAGGAGCAATAGGGGCAAGTAGTGGACAATTCTATTTAGATGACCCAACCGCAAATACCATTCCTATTTCACAATATTCTACTCTTTCATCTATACAAAGTTATCCTGTAAATGGTGGTAACTCTATTCACTTTGATGGTAAGTGGTATCCATTCCATCAAGCACAAGCAGATGGATTTACACCATTTGGTACATTCAACCAATATTGGAGTAGATACATAAATGAATTGTACGATGATGATTCAAGATTACTTACTCTTAATATGAACTTTAAACCAACTGATTTAATTGATATTCAGTTGAATGATAAAATCTTCATAGACAACGCGTACTATCGTATAAATAAGATTAGTGGGTTCAACATCAGTAATGATGATACAGTTCAAGTAGAACTCTTAAAAGCACCTATACGAAAGACTAAATACAATCGTAGAAGAATATGGACGGTTGATGATATGTTAGGTGATGGAGAAGCAACAGATGTTTACAATGGTCCTGATGATTTTGAACCTAGAGGTACAGTTGTAGTTAGAAATGTAGAAGATGATTCTGTTATTACTGATGAAAAAGTTCTAAAGAAATTTGCAGCAATACAAGGGTATAAATTCATATCAGGTTCAGTTTATTGGAATAGTAATTTCAATAATAATAATTTAGATGTTAAATCAGAACAACAGGTTAGAGGTAGTGTTACAGTAGACCCATCAGCTGGAACTGTGATAGGTGCTGCAGATAGTGGTTCTATTGGACAGGATGTAGATAAGGTATTTGTAATTGGTACTGAATTAACTATTGAAAGAGAAGTACACAACTCATACGTTGGTGGAGATGATATTCTTATTGGCTCATCTTCTGATAATGTATCGGTATTCTCATCAGTTAATTCTGAGATAGGACCGGGTTCTGAAGATGTTACTTTGATATCAACTTCAGGTTCTTATACTAATGGAAGTTTAAATACACAACTTGCTACATTTGCTTCTACAATTGAGAGTGGTGCTATACAATCTACCTTAATTGGTACAAGAGGAATTACTTTAGATAATAGTTACCATACCTTTGAAAGACATACACACATTGGTGGTAATAAGTTTGAATACTACCAAACAGGTTCGGGTGAAAGTTATACTAACTCAGTAGGATTAGGTCAATTACCTGATAAACCAACTAATGCTGGTGTAAGTAAAGAAAACAAAGTCATCATCGGTGATTCTATGTACACAGGTGGTGTATGGTTGAAGATAGAGAATAAAGTAGCAACTGCTGGTGGTGTTGATGATATCATTGGAGATACATCAACCTTTACAATAAGTTATACTTGGAGTGGTGCTAATGGTACATACTACTTAACCCTACCTGATGCTACTGAGAATAGAGGTAGATGGTTACAATTCTTTACTGATGGAACATTTAATGGTTCTACTACTTTGAACTTAGTTGCTTCAGGTTCTCAATCTATCAATGGAAACCCAGAGTATCCTATTTACCAATCATATGAAGGTGCTGGTATTATCTCTGATGGTAATGATTGGTTTGTAATTGGGGGAGTGTAATGTGTAAAGAAAATCAGGTATATTATTTCCCTTCAGAACTTAAAGTACTTAATTATATAAGTTTGTAAGAGAGTTGGGCAGTATTTTAGAAAAAAAGATGTAATTTAGAATGATTAAAAATAAGGAAACGATATAATGGCTAAAACAATTCAATTTGATGTAGAAGTAGACTCGGGTAATTCGGTCAAAACGCTTGGTTCTCTCAGAGATGAATTAGAAGAAATCAATGAGGAATTAGAGAAAGTTCCCGTCGGTTCGAAGGCGTTTACTGAGTTATCAGATAAAGCAAGAGGTGTATCTTCAGAGATTAAAACCTTAGAGAAAACTTTTGAAGGGTTAGAACCTGGTCAAAAGGCAGAAGCATTTGTTGGTGCTTTTGAAACCATTGCTGGTGCTAGTGCAATTGCTGCTGGTTCGTTTTCCTTATTTGGAGTAGAATCAGAGAAGTTAGGTCAGATAGAAGAGAAAGTACAATCTACCATTGCTATCGCAGTTGGTGCTCGTTCAGTTGCTGAAGGGGCATTACAAGCAAAGATTGCTGCGAGATTGGCAATAGAGAAAGCAGTACAGGTTGCTGCTAAGGCTCAGATTGTAGTACAAACCGCACTTAATGCCGTTCTTAATGCAAACCCAATTGGATTGATTCTATTGGCTGTTGCTGGAGCAGTTGCAGTATTTACTAAGTTTGGTAATAAAATTAAATCATTTATCAAAAACTCATTAGGTCCTCTTAATGATGCATTGGAAACAGTTGGTGGATGGTTAGAAAAGTTAGGTCAGGCAATTGGTATTACTGCATCTGAAGAAGAGAAAGCAGCAGAGAGGGCAAAGGAACTAGCACAATCTAAGATAGAACAATATGATAGAGAATTAAAACTTGCTAAAGCAAGAGGTGAAGATACTATCAAATTAGAGAAGAAAATCTTAGATGAGAAGATGAAACTCTATGAGAAAGATTCTAAGGAATACAAAGATTTAGTTGCTGATAAGAAAGCATTAGATTTACAAAGAGAAAGAGAAGTAGAGGAACAAAGAAAAGCAGAAGAGAAGAAGAGAGCAGAGGATAGAAAGAAACGTATTGCCGATTATAGAGCAAGATTAAAGGATGCTAAGAAGTTAGAATCTGAGATTGCTGCAGAAGCTGAGTTGATTGGTTTAACTGAAACTGAAAAAGCAATTGAGTTAGAAAATCGTAAATACGAAGAGAGATTAGCAATTCTAAAGAAGTACAACTTAGATACAACTGAGTTGGAAAGATTACATCAGGAAGAATTAAATAAGATTGAAGCTGATGCAGAAGCTAAGAGACAAGCAGAGAAGGATGCGAAGGATAAGGAACAAAGAGATAAAGAGATTGCTGCTGAAGAAGAGAAACAAGCATTACTCTTAGAGATTAGAGATGCAACTGCAACTTCAGAACAACAACAAAGAGATTTAGAATTAACTAAATTAGCTGAGTACTATGACCAATTGATTCTTGCAGCTCAAGAGGCTGGTTTGGAAACTCAGAACTTAGAAGATGCTAAGAACGCTGCACTTTCTATGAAGAAGGATGAGTTCAGAGCTAATGATGCTGAGAAAGAGAAGGCATATCAACAACAAATCAAAGACCTTACTATTGGTGCAGCAACTGATGTTATCTCAACTCTATCATCACTTAATGAATTGTTTGCTGGTGAAAGTGAAGCAGAACAGAAGAAAGCGTTTAAGAGACAACAAGCATTACAAATTGCACAAACAATTATTGATACATTCCGTTCAGCGACTGGTGCATTCCAATCACTTGCTCCTATTCCAATTGTAGGACCTGCATTGGGTGGTGTTGCAGCCGCAGCTGCTGTTGCTGCTGGTTTGGCTAACGTTAAGAAGATTAAACAACAAAAGTTTGAAGGTGCTAGTGCTAGTGGTGGAAGTACACCATCTGCTGGTGGACAAGGTGGAAGAGGTGGTGGATTAACTCCATCTACTGGAACACTTACAGTACCTGAAGGTAGTATCAAAACTCCTAATGTACCAATTGGTGGTGGGAGCGGTGCAATCAAAACTTATGTACTTGCTGGAGATGTTACTAATGGACAAGAGGCAGAGAAGAAGATAGAACAAAGAAGAACAGTATAACACCATAGGTTGTTATTTATATAATGAGATAGATACGATATGAAAAAAATAATTAACTGGTTTAGTGGTTTATTAAAGGATGAGAAGGGAACACCATCATCTAAAAGATTCATAGGAATAATCGCAGGATTATCTTTATGTATAACACTATTTGCAAATCAATTTACAGATGAATATATTGCACCAGCATCAACGTTGGTACAAGCAGTTACAGCACTTGCCTTTGGGGCATTGGGATTGGCATCAATAGATAAAATTTGGGGTAATAAAAATGAGTGAGTCAATAAAAGTAATTAAGTTAGACATCGATGAGATGGATGAACTATCAGGTGTTGATGCAATTGCATTAGTAGAAGAACCTGCCATTGAGGCAGATTTTATGTATTTTACAAAACACCAACCACATGCATTTGAATCTTATTCAGATTATCCTGATGCAGTTTCTAATAATGCTAAGAGAGGTATTGAACTGAATGAGAAGGTAAATAACAAATGCGCAACTCAAGTCGGCAAGGTACGTGCACAACAACTTGCAAAGGGTGAAAAGATTTCAGTAGAAACAATTAAACGCATGTATTCGTATCTAAGTAGAGCTGAGGAATATTATGATGAATCTGATACTACTGCTTGTGGGACTATCTCATATTTGTTGTGGGGTGGTCTTGCTGCTAAGAGATGGAGTGAATCAAAACTCAAAGAATTAGGATTATTCGAAGGTGATGTAGATGTTAGTGGTTTACCTGACTATGTAAACGAACCAAGTGGTTCAGTAATCCCTAAAGACATCTTCGTAACTCCATCAGCCGGAGAAACTGAAGAAGAGTTTATTGGCAGATGTATCCCAGTCGTTAGAGGTGAAGGATATGATGAGGACCAATCTATTGCAATTTGTTATTCTTATTGGAGAGAGAGAATGGAAATCAACAACTATATGGAAGAACTCTTTGATTTTATGGGTTACATCGATGGATTACCTGTATTCTCAACACCAGAAGAAGCTAGTGAAGTTGCAGAGATTGCGGGATGTAGTGGATACCACGAACATCCAATGGGTGAATTCTTAGTTTATATGCCTTGCGAAATACATGAACCAGAGATGGATGAGGTTTTGAATGAAGCATATGAAGTTTGGAAGAAATCTAAACAAAAGAGTTGGCATGATTTAGATGATAAAACTCAGGAAGATGTTCTAAACTACTTAGAATCAGTAGCTGAAGAAGCACCTAGCAAAGAAGGATTCAATACAATCAAATCAATTCCTGGTGGAAGAACTCAAAAGCAGACAATCGATACTGTATCATTTATGGATACACCAACTACTAAGACAAGATATGTATATGATGTAAGACCTGGACACGGTAGTAGATTACAAGGTAATAGTAGAGATTTTTGTAGAGAGTTGATTACGAGATTCACCAATAGAAATAAAGTATTCAGAAAAGAAGATATCAACAATATGAGTATTGCTGGTGTTAACACAGGTTTCGGACCAGGTGGTGTTGACCAGTACGATATCTTTAATTACGTTGGTGGAAACAATTGTAGACACGAATGGAGAACTGTAACATATAGATTAGAGAATGGTAATTGGGTAGATTCAACTATGAAAGTTGTATCTCCGGTTGATAAGCAAGAAACCGAATCATCTATTGATATTATTACAGGCAGAACCATTACTGAATTAGGTATTGGTACTGGATTCTCACATCAAAAATTTGAAGAACAACAAATAGTGGCTGGACCACTAATGATTCCAAATAAGTTAATCTATCGTTTCGATTTAGAGAATGGTGAATATTATGTTTACTTCTCAGAAGAAACAATTAAGAAGATTGCTTATAAATGGATGGAAAAGAAATATACTGATAGTACCAATATTGAACATGATATGTCTGACCCATTGAGTGATGTATATGTAGTTGAGAGTTGGTTAGTATCAGACCCAGATAGAGATAAATCATCTATTTATTCTAATGGGGAAAAATATCCTAAAGGTACTTGGTATGGAATGATGAAAATCAAAAACAAAGAAGTTTGGGATAATTATGTAAAGACAGGAAAAGTAAAAGGTTTTTCTGTTGAAGGGTTCTTTATCGATGAATTATTAAATAATTCACAGATAAAGGATTAACTTATATAATGTATAATAAGGAAGATGAACGAATAGTAAATGTCGAGATATTTCTTTTGCGAAAGAGTATAAAGTATTTGGGTTCGTTTTATTCAGTATGTTTAACACAGTAAAGGATTCATTAAATGGAAATCAAAGAATTAGTTAAAAAGCATTTCAATTTAGTAGATGCACCTAAGACATCCTTTGGCGAAATCAAGACAGCTGATGGTGAACTTACTCTTAAATACGAGGGTGAAGAACTTTCAGAAGGTCTTGCTGTTTTCGTTGTAACCGCTGATGGCGATGTTGCTGCACCAGATGGTGAGCACACATTAGAAGGTGGAATTACAGTCGTTACTAAAGATGGTAAGATTGAATCTATTTTGGAAACTGAAGTTTCAGAAGAAGTAGAAGAAGTTGCCGCTGCAGAACACGATGAAGAAAAGATGGAAGAGGAAGTTGAGGAAGCTTTAGAAGAAGAAGAGAAATTGGAAGAAGAAGAAGCAGAATTGGCTGAGCACGAAGAAGAAGAGATGCAAGAAGAAGAATCTGAATCAATCAAAGAAGAAGTGATTGAAGCAGTAATTTCAGAAATTGCTGAGGTTGTAACTGAGAAGATGAAAGAGTATGAAGAGAAATTAAAAGCGATGGAAGAGAAGTACAACGCTTTCGCTAAATCTCCAGCAACTTCTAAGACAACAGCAATGAAAGAGTTTAGTAAAACCGCGAAGAGTGTAGAATCACCTGCAAGAAATCAGGATATGATTGATGCTCTTATCGCAAAGAAAAGAAAAAAGTAAATTTAAAAGGAAAAGATTATGGCATTTGACGTAACAGCATTAGACGCTTTTAATAACGAAACCGCAGGGGAATTAGTTGTTAAGGCTATTATGGCCGGTAGCACTATCGAATATGCTACGGTTAAAGAGGGTGTAAAATACCTCGAGCCAATCAACTTGTTTGAAGTTGATTTGGATATTGTTGATGGGTATGGTTGTGTAACTGACACAGCAGGTACTGCATCATTCTCACAAAGAGATATCCAAGTTTGTCAGCGTTCATCTCACGATGGATTGTGTTTGAGAGACTTAGACCAAAAGTACTTAGGTGTACTTCAACCAGCTGGTTCTTACAACGAATCATTCACTTTGATTCAAGAGTACACAGACCAATTGGTTAAAGGTTTCCAAAAAGCAAACGACCAATTCTTATGGGGTGCTACAACTGCAGCTGGAGATTGTGTTGATGGTTTGAAAACTATCATCTCTGGTTCAACTACTGGTGTTGTAGTTCCTAACTCAATTACAGGTTCTGCTCCAACTTCAACTACTATCGGTGATAATATCGATGTAATGATTGAAAACTTGGCTGCAGATGTACAGGATAGAGATGACTTGACAGTATTCATGTCAATCACTAACTTCCGTAAGTATGTAACTTGGTTGAGAAACGAAAACAACTACTACTACGACCCATCTTCTGTTGATAACAGAGTTAATATGATGGCTATGAAACACCCATTCACTCCGAATGTAACTATCGTAGGTACTATCGGTTTGCAAGGTTCTAACCGTTTGGTTCTCGGACCTGCTAAACACATTGTAGTTGGTACTGATTTATTATCAGATGTAACTGACTTCCAATTGTGGTATGATATCAATGGTGATAAGTTGAAGCACAGAATTGTAACTAAGTTGGGTGTGAACATCGCATACCCTTCGTTCTGGGTATCTAACGACCAAGCTTAATTGTTGAATAATAAAAGAAAAGGATAAGATATGAGTACTTGTGATATTACTTCAGGATTTACACTAGGTTGTCGTGACAACACTGGTGGTTTGAAAAACATCTATATCTTGTCTGGCTCAATTGATTCAACAAGTGGTACGACTGGTTTGTTATCAGCGATTTCTGGTTCTGGTACTTTCTACAAATTTGAATTAACTCGTCAGACTGGTGATTTCACCGAAGCGATTAACTCAAATGTAGAAAACGGAACTATTTTCTATGAGCAAACTGTAAACGCACCATTCCATAAGTTACAGTCAGCGACTCGTAACCAAGTAAGAGTACTTGCTAAAAACCCAGATATCAGAATGGTTGTTGAAACCAACAATGGTTCTGAAGATGGTGTAGGTGTATTTTTCTTACTTGGTCAGACTCGTGGACTTTCACTTAGTGGTGGACAAGGTCAGACAGGAACAGCGTTCGGAGACCTCAATGGTTACACATTGACGTTTACTGGACAAGAACCAGAACCAGCATCAGAACTTTCAGGTTCAAGCCTAACGGCTGTACTTTCGGGTATCACCGTAGGGTAATTTTTATATAATGTAATGAGGTAGAGGGGGGTAACCCCTCTGCCCTTTACTTTATAAAGGAAACTAATGATATATTTATTTACCTCAGCATCAAACGACATCGCATTTATCCCATCTGCATCTTTTGCTGATGGAGAAACGTTACAATTAGTATTCACCAATAGATTCTCAGAGGTATCATCATCAGTTTCACTTCCATTTGCTGAAAGTGGTAGATGGAGAAACACAACAATAACACTCCCAACAGATGTCGATTTAAAGGGAGGTTCATACGATTTAGTATTCCAAAAGATTATTTCGCAAGGTGATTCACAAATATGGGGAACATCTACTGAAGTATGGGATACATCAAATGTAGTATGGAACTTAGGAGTAGTTCCATCAACCTATATAACCGATACGACAACAACTGCGTTCGTTTCAGAGAGTATAAGTAAATTTAGATATACTTCTACTAATGAAAATGGAGCATATGTAGTGTACAATGGATAGATAAATGGAAAAGAACAAGCATAAATTTAGTATTATCCCAAAATATAGTGAGTACCTATATCCAGATAGCGCTCAGTTTGAAGATGATAAAGGGGATATAGTTTACTTTGGACAGGATAATAAATTTCCACAATTACTAATTGATTTGTATCACAAATCATCTGTCCATGCAACAGCAGTCAATGCAAAACATCAATCAGTAATAGGACAAGGTCTTACTGGTATCGATGAAGATATTTTAAAAGTAGCAAACTTAGAAGGTGAAACTTGGAACGATATCTATTCTAAAGTTGCTTTAGATAGAGTAGTTTATGGTGGATTCGCATTAGAAGTAATTTGGTCGCAAGATAGGACTAGAATTGCTGAAGTGTATCACGTAGATTTCTCATACGCTAGAGCAAAGAAGATGGATGATAGAGGAAATACACCAGGTTATTACATATATAGAGATTGGGGTAAGACAAGAGGTATAGTACCTCATAAAGATAACTTACCTTATCTACCTAAATTTAGTAGAAGAGATAGAACTGAACCATCTCAGTTAATTTACTTTAAACCTTATACCACAGGTTTGGATTATTATCCACTACCTGATTATATGGGTGCATTAAAAACAATTGAGTTGGATACTGAAGTAGATAACTTCCACGTAAACAACTTAAAGAATGGTTTAGCACCATCATTAGCAATTACAACATTCACCGATGCTAATGAAGAAGAAAGAGGTGAAATTGAAAGACAATTAAGAGATGCATATTCAGGTACTGATAATGCAGGTTCTCTGATGTATATGGATGTTGCTGATATTAGTCAGAAGCCAGAGATTACACCAATTCCACAAAATGGTGCTGATGGATACTACAATGTGGTAAACGATATGGTTACTCAGAAAATCCTAACAGGTCATAGAATTACTTCACCTATGTTAGTAGGTATTAAGACAGAAGGTCAGTTAGGTGGTAGAGCAGAACTATTAGATGCATATTCACATTTCTTAACAACTGTAATTTATCCAATGCAATCCGATATACTTAAAACATTCGAAATGATTTTTAGTGTTAACGGAATTGATACTACATTAGGTGTTGAACAAATCAGATTGTTCTCAGATGGTGAAGAAGAAATTGATGTGGTTACATCAGTAGAAGCAGAAGCCGGTGAAGATATAGAATTGGAAGAAAGAATAGAAGGATAAAAAGGAAATACCATGACTGATACATTGTTTATTTCAGAGAACAAATTAAAGAACTTTACCGATTTAAATCAATCGGTTGATGCTGATTTACTGAAGAATGCAGTAAGAGAAGCACAAGACATTAACATTCAGAGAATGCTTGGGTATGAATTGTATCAAGCTATGATTACAAGAGTTAAGAACGATACCGTAACAGGTAACTACGAAACTTTGATGAGATATGTACAAGATGCATTACTTTATTGGTCATACTATGAAGCATTAGAATCAATTTGGTTAAGACCTCGTAACAATGGTTTGTTGATTCCACAAGGTGGAGAACAAGCACAGCCGGCTGACCAGATTATATATGATAAAAAGAGAACCTCAGTAAAGAACAAAGCTGAATGGTATTCAGAAAGATTGGTTGGATATCTAATTGATAACCAAAGTAATTTTCCTGAGTTTGGAACTGAGACAGGAATGGAAATAGTTCCAGACCAAACATCTCAACTACGTTCACCTTTTGTAACACGCAGAGGTTATGTAGCTGAAATGGATAAATTAGGAATTAAAATAACAGATTCAAGGTACAAATACTTACCACAATAAGGAATAGATAGAGATGGCGAATTATAATCTTACCTCACAACAAATCAAAGATACCTATCAGCAACTTGCACAAGTAAGTGGTTCGGTAATCGTTGATGGTACAGGTTCAGCAGTTACTTCATTAGATGTTTCTGCATCCTATGCTACATCGGCTCTTACAGCATCTTACGCATTGAATGCTGAAGGTGTATCAGTAGATACTGGTTCTTTGATAACTACGGCATCTGCCGCACTTAATGTTATTACCTTTACTAAAGGAGATAACTCAACATTTAACGTAACAGTAGATACTGGTTCAGGTGCTGGTGGTGGATTAACACCTTCAGAGTTTTATACTTATACCGCATCCAATGATGCAAGGGTAGATTCCTTAACTGCTGCAACATCTTCTTATTTAACTTCTGCTGATATTAGTAATAAGTTAGATACATCGGTGTTCAATACCTACACTTCATCAAACGATAGTAGAGTGGATTCTCTAACTGCTGCAACATCTTCTTATTTAACTTCTGCTGATATTAGTAATAAGTTAGATACATCGGTGTTCAACGCTTACACATCATCTAATGATTCAGAAGTAGCTGGTAAGTTAAATACATCAGTATATACAACTAATTCATCTTCAGTAGCGAGTAGATTAACTACAAATGAAGGTAATATTAGTACAAATACATCTAATATCTCTACTCAAACATCTCGTATAGATAGTTTAGTATCAGCTACTTCATCTTACGCAGTAAAGAGTAGTAATAATGTATTTAGTGGAACACAAACATTCAATAACATTGCAGTAAATGGAACTGCAAGTGTTTCTTACTTAGAACAGGTAACAGGTTCTGCTAAGGTTATTGGAGATTCATTCATTATCTTAAACGCAGAGTCTCCTCCACAAAGATACGCAGGTATAAAAGTATACGATAGTGGTTCTTCACCAGTATCAACAGGTTCATTACAATTTGATAGTCAGAACAACGATTGGTTCTATGAGTATCAAAAAGATGATACTGATTACGCAGTTGCTCTATTTGGACCTGAGTTTGCTACTAAGGGTTCTCCAACTTACCCTGGAAACAATGTAATCCAAAAGGGTACAGGTGGCCACCACTTGACTGGCTCTTTATTGAGTGATGATGGTTCTACTGTTTCTATGACAGGTACATTTGATGTAACTGGAGCAGTTAGTTCATCAGTTGGATTTAAAGGAAGTTTAGATGGTAACGCATCAACTTCAACAACAGCATCATTCGCACTAACTGCATCTTATGTAGAAGGTGGAGCAGAGGCTGGGTTAGTTAATGGTAGTGGTACTTACTCACTCCAAAACGCAGATTCTTTAGTTGGTATACCAGCAAATGCTAGTGGTAATTATTCAATTGCTATTGGAATGAATGCATATAGTTTAGGTGATAGTTCAATTAGTATTGGTGGTTACTCAGAAGCATCTGGTCTTAAAAGTGTTGGAATCGGTAGTGGTTCACTTTCTACTGGAGAAAGTTCAACTGCAGTTGGTGGTTACTCAGAAGCAACGAATCAAGAATCTAGTGGATTTGGATATCGTGCAAGAGCAACTGGATTTGCAGCAACTGCAATAGGTGGACAAGCTCGTGCAAGTTCAAATTCCGCAATTGCTCTGGGTGCTAATTCTGAAGCAAGTGCTAATAGAAGTATTGCAATCGGTTATTCTGCAGTAGCCAGTGCACAATATGGAATTGCAATGGGTTACGCATCATATGCATTAGGAACTGATACAGTTGCAATAGGATATGATGCAAATGCATATACTACTGGTACTACCGTAGTTGGTAAATCTGCATCTGCAACAGGTACTAATAATACCGCAATCGGTAAGAGTGCACTTGCTGGTTTTGGTGGACAATCCTTTACCAAAGCAACTGCAGTTGGAGAAAATGCTGCAGCGAAAGGTAATCAAAACGTAGCAATTGGAGCTGATTCAAATGTAGATTATAACAAAGACCAGGGTGTAGCAATTGGTGTTAGTTCAAATGTATATGCAGATAAAGGTATCGCTATTGGATATGATGCAAATACTGGAACTGGTATTGAGAACGTAGTAGTAGGTGCATCTGCACAAGCTGGTTTTGGTGGAGATGCGGGTAATACAAGAAGTACAGCAATTGGATATGGTGCAAGAGCATACGGTGCTAATGATGTTTGTTTAGGTGGTAATACATTTATTGATTCATCAAATGATAATAGTATTGTTATAGGTAATAATAGTTCTGCATACGCAAATAACGCTATCGTTATTGGTATTGCTAAGACTGCAAGTAATACTAATGAAATCAATATAGGTGATAAATTTAAGTACGATGGTTCATCTGCTATCACATTAGATTCATCTACTATTAAAGTTGCTGCAAGTGGTTCTCAAACAGGTTCTCTGATTGACAACATTCACCCAGCAATTGCATCATCATCAGCACAAATCAATCACATTGTTACATTAACTGAAGCTCAGTACACTGCAGTAAGTAGTAGCGGAAACGCTCAAGATGATACAATTTATATAGTATCTGATGAAGGTGATTATATCCACAATGGTAATTTAGGAATCTCAGGTCAGTTATACTCACCATTCTCAACATCAACGGTTGCATCATCTACATCATCAATTGATTTCAATGAGAGTAACTTCTCTAACTTATCATTAACAACAGCAACATACATTGATAACCCATCGAATCTGAAGAGTGGTACTACCTATACATTGGTAATCACATCGGGTTCTCTGATTTCAAACTTCAATACAGCATGGAAGTTTGCTAGTGGAGCTACACCAACATTTAGTAATGGAACTGATGTACTAACAATGGTTAGTGATGGAAGTAACTTATACGCAACCGCATTGACAGATTTCCAATAAAAGGTAATTTATGATATACAAAGGTAACAAACCACTTATATTATCACTTAGAAATGGGTTTGATAACATATCAAGAATCTATAAAGGTAATGATGCAGTTTATGCTGCACCTTCACAACCCTTTCCAATAGCATCTGGTGGAACTATTTTTTATAATGGTGATAAAGTAATCCACGTTATTACATCAACTGGTACGTTTACCCCAGCAGCTGTTGGACAATACGAAGTATTCTTAGTTGGACAGGGTGGAGATGGTGCTGATGAAAATGCTGCTAATAAACCAGGTAGTGGTGGTGCTGGTGGACAGATTGTTACTCGTACCTACAACTTAAATACAAGTACCTACAACGTAACCATAAACTCTTTAAATACACAATTCGATTCATTTATCTCAGTTGAAAAAGGATTAGATGCAGACTTTAATAATTCTAACATCGGTGATGGTGGAGATTATGTAGCATATGGTGGAACAACCACATTTACAGGTGGTACTGGATTTAATGTATTTGCAGAATACGGCGGTGGTGGTGGAGCTGGTGCTAGTGAAAATGGTGCAAATGCAACTTCCAATAATGGTGGTGGTGGTGGTGATGGATTCTATATTGATTGGTTAGTCGGTGTAGATGTATCAGGAACATTAGGCGCAGATTGGGATAACTATGTTGCAGGTGGTGGAGCTGGTGCTAGTAATAGTGGAGATAACGTAGGTGGATTAGGTGGAGGTGGAGATGCATACCCAACCGCACCTACAAGAGATGGTGGAGATGGTAGAGCCTTCACTGGTGGTGGAGGCGGTGGTGCTGGATATGGTGCTGGTACTTACACTGGTGGTACTGGTGGTTCAGGACTTTGTTTAGTTAGATACAATAGATACTATTAAGGAATAGAATATGTTTACACCAACTGGATTTTTTAAACCCGCTGCAGTACGATTCGACCCAACATTAGATGGAACATTATCCCTTGCATATCATTGGGATTGGACAGATTCATCAACAATGACTTTAGATGGTACTGATGTAGATGATATTACTGATAAGGTCCAATCAATAACATTAGATTCTTTTTCAACAGTAGCAGGTTCAGGCACATCAGATGCAACATTCTCTACTGATAAAACTGTATTTAGTGGAGATAGTGCATATTACAATCCAAATGGTGGAGTTTCTTGGGTGCCTGATGAACTGATGGGAGACCAAGACTTTACTGTTGTTCTTTTATGTACTACTGATTTTAGTTCTTTTCCTAGTAATTCAATTATTGCACCTTGGCAGATATCTGGTAAACAATCAGATGATGATAACGGACATAATAATACGAGAATGACTCAGTTTTATCCAGGCTATGACCCATACAGTAATCCTGATTGTTCAACAACAGGAGATTACTATTACTCTATTATGAGATTCGATGGTGGTTTTACTGGTCAGAAACAAAGATATGACCAAACTACTGGAGAAGCTGAAAGAAATATGTACACATATATTAACGATTATTCTAATACTGATATAGCTGTAAATCTTAACAATAATACAATATGTTCAAGGAGTGAAATCTTCACTTTCCCAGAAGGTGCAACTTCTAGAGCAGGTATGGTTATAGGTGCTAGGTCAGAAGGGAACGTAGCATCAGGTGGTAGTATTGATGGTGAATGGTATGGTGATATGTACCATGTGCTTGTATATTCTTCAGCATTAAGTCAAACAAATATCAATGATTTATATACCGAATGGGTAACATCTTATTCATAAAACTTCCACCGATTTAAGGTGTTTTTATATATATCAGGCCACTCCAATAGGGGTGGTTTTTTTTTGACATGAAAAACCCCCAAGCAAGCAATAGGAGATAAAGCAACTTGGGGGTTAATCCGCATAAAAACTAAAGAGTAACGTAAACATGGCAGTGTTTCATTACAGTATATTATATGTTTAACTTTATATACTGATACGTTTTTTTTAAAATTTCTATATTTATATTAAACTAATAAGGAGTATATGAATGAATATGGAGAAATATTTAGAGGTACATTACAAAGAAATCCGAAATAAGGTTCGTAAGGTTACAAAGAATCATCAAAATTCAGATGATTTATTAAACGATTTAATCATTAACTTACTGGAAAAACCATCTCACTACCAATATGATTTGTTAGAAAAGAATAAAGTGCAGAATTGGTTTACCACATCAGCTAAGATGCAGTTCGCATCAAAGACATCACCTTTCTTTTACAAATACAAAAAGTTCTCAATGAATTCTAATGAACTTCAGTTGTGGAAATATGCTGAAGAAGAGAATAGTGATTTGGATATTGAGAAAATGAGGAAAGATATCAGTTCAGTTACCGAAATATATAATGTATATGAGAAAACGTTGTTAAGAGAACATCTACTTTACGGAAAATCATTCTCTGAAATTAGTAGAGAGTATAAAATAAATCGAAAGTATATCTCAGAAACAATAACCCCTCGTAAAAAAGAAGTTATAATAAAATTAAAGAAGTTATGGAACAAATAGTATTTCAAGTAATCGGTGTCTTAGCAACAATAGGTTTGTTAGGATTTGGATTATCAAAACTAATTTTGTATATTAAGTACAATTGGGTTTGGAGTAATCCATTAAAACAATACATCAGAAAAGTAGTGATGGATTATTTAAAAGAATTGAGTAAAGATGATTGAGATAATTGGATTAGCGATACTATGTAACTTATTTGTACACTGGTTCGAGCCCGTGCAACAACCTAAGTTATGGATTATAGAAAAATTAAGGATGCCTGATTGGATGGCAATGCCTTTTATTTGTAGTAAATGTGCAGGATTATGGTTTGGTTTACTATACTTTCAGAATCTATGGTTAGGAGTAATCACATCGTTGGTTGCATACCTAATTGATAATCTAATTTACTATGTTGAATTTAAGAAAAGATAATATTATGAATGCAAAAAGAATAAAACAATTACACGCTGGTGGTAGAAGTATTTCATCACTTGCTCAACAATTTGAGGTATCTGAGAAGGAAATAAAGGCGGTTCTATATGTAACTACCATTTACAATGAGAAACCTCAAGAGAACAAAAATGAGAAGGTAATTGAACAATTAGAAGAGTTTTTGGGTTTTAACGAAGAAGAGGATTATGGCTACGATTCAGAAGAAGATGGAGAAGAGTGAATTAGATAAGTTTGTAGAGATTTATTTAGATAGAAAGAAAACAACACCAAAGATAGATAGAGTTGTTACTTATAAACTTTACAATGCATTCTTTCCAATGAAACAAAGAGATGTTAATGCATGTACTTGTATGGATAGAGATACTGATGCTAAGGTTGCTAAGTACATTGAAACAAATTATACATTAGAAGAACCTCTACCAATTGAATCAACTACTGAGATTGATATGAGTTCTATGCTAGCACCAAAACCTAAAAGGGGTAGACCTAAAGGAGGTAAAAACAAAAAGAATGAGAGTAAGACTAACGGATGAAATGATTAGAAACAACTCAGGAGGAGACCTGTGGGATTATCTTTTTGAAGGTGTACCTTTACCTAAAAGAATAGTAGATAGTATCTCAGAAGAAGAGAAATGGAAATCTGAAGGAATCGAATGGGTGGAGAGTTTATTATTAGAAGATGAAGAATATCAAATATTAGAAACTGATGATAGATATGCTTACACTTCTAAAGGTAGAGTTTTTAATTTGAAATATAAAAACAAAATAAAAGTGATGAAGTATGCTAATTCACTCAGATGTCATATGGGTAAAAAGATTCACAATATGAATAAGTTAATTAAAGATAAATGGGGTGAAGATGTAAGTTATGAAACACTTTGTAAGGAAGCAAAGGAAATGGTTACACAAATAGATATGTCATCATCAAGAAGGAGATAATATTATGGGAAGGAAACCTGGCGATACAAATAAGAAAGCAGAAGCTCATATCAATGAGTGTATTGTTTTTATTACAAGAGATTCCATTTCACATGGTGATTGGTGTAGATATGCTGTAAAAGAGTATGGTATGACCACAAGAAGAGCTGAGATGATTTGGAGTAAGGCATGGGATGTGTTAAGAGAACGATATCAGAAAGATGCTGAAGAGAATCTAACACAAGCTTTATTACGTTTAGATGATTTATATCGTAAAGCAACTGAAGAAGGTGGAGATTGGAATACAAGAGCAAACATCCTAAGAGAGAAGAATAAACTATTGGGGTTACATACTGAGAAGATTGAAACCAAATCACAAATAGAACTCCGTTTCGATTTCGATGAATAAAGATTTGGATAATTCAGAATTATTTTGTATATTAGTAAAAACTAAAAGGAGTAACATGGCAAGTAAATTAAAAAGAATGATGGGTAATAACGCCCATTGGACAATCAACAAGTATTTAGCAAAGAAGATAGGTTTAAATGAAACCTTAGTTCTACAACATCTAATTGATTGGAGTGATTACCATAAAAAAGGTGAGATATTCCAAACATACGAACAAATGATTGGGGAATTAAGTTTATCAGAATATTCTATCAAACAAGCGGTTAAGAAACTGAAAGAACTTAACCTTATATCAGTAGAGAGAAAAGGTATTGGTTATAAGAACTATTACCTACTGAATGAAGATGAAATTTATCATATTTTACAATCTCCCACTAGTGAGGTGAATTCAACTCACTGGTCAGAGAAATCTTCAGAACATACTAATTCAACTATGAGTGAGGGTGAAATCAACTCACCAGTGAATACTAATTCAACTATGAGTGAGGGTGAAATCAACTCACCAGTGAATACTAATTCAACTATGAGTGAGGGTGAAATCACTACCACTGGTGATGGTGAAATTGGTAGGACCATTAACAAGAATATAGCTAACAACAATATATTTAGTAACAATGTACTTAAAAAGAATATAGTTAAGCAAAGGGCATCAGTTTCATCTAACGATTCAACTGATGGAGAGGTTGAAGATAGTCCTGTAAAATATTCTAAATCTCAGATGGATAAATTTTATGAAGTATTTGGAGATTCTTAGCAATGAAGATAACAGGATTTAAACCACATAAGAAACAAAAAGATATAATTGATTCTATCCTTTCAGATGAAACTATGTTTCACTCTGTTGTAGTGGGTAGACAGTTTGGCAAGACTTTAATGTCTATCAATCTACTTATGTACTTTGGGTTGAATAACAACAATTCTAAGATACTATGGATATCTCCAGTATATTCACAATCAGCAAAAGTATTCCAACAAATCTTTCAATCCCTACACCCAGCAGGATTGATTAAATCTGCAAACAAATCTGATTTCGTTATTCAGTTAATCAATGGTACAACCATTTGGTTTAAATCATCAGAAAGACCTGAAACTATTAGAGGTTTATCTATTCAGTATGCATTCATTGACGAATCACAAGATGTAAAGGATATTGCTTGGAAACAATCTATTCTACCTACTCTAACTGCAGCAGGTAAGAAGTGTATCATCACAGGTACTCCTAAAAGAAAGAATTGGTTCTATGATATCTTTATGATGGGTAAATCAGATACACATACTAACTATCGTTCATATCATGGTGCATCAATTGATTCTCCTTATGTTTCACAACAATTTATTGAAGAACAAAAGAGAACCCTACCACCAAAGATATTTAAGCAAGAGTTCTTGGCTGAATGGCAAGATAATGAAGGTTCAGTATTTCAAGGAATTGATAATGTTTGTATTTGGGATAATTGGCCTGATAGACATAGAGATATGAGGGTATATGGTGGATTGGATATTGGTAACAAAGGTGATTATACAGTCCTTACTATTATAGATGAGTTAGGTAGAGTATTGTATATATGGAGAGAGAATAAGACTGAGTACTCTCTAATCGTAGATAAAGTTGTGGAGATATGCAAACACTATAAGGTATCAGATTTACTCTTAGAAGTAAACGGAGTGGGAGACCCGATATACGAAATGGTAAAGAAAAAATATAGTAGAACAACACCACTAACACAAACACAACAAACAAAAGAGAATATCATCAGAAGATTGATGGGTGATATACAAGACCATGCAATAGAACTACCATCACATAACTTATTTCCTTCTCTAAGTGAAGAACTAGAAATATTTGAGTATGAGGTACTACCATCAGGTAAAATACGTTATACACATCCACAAGGGTTTCACGATGATTGTGTAATATCTCTTGCAATGGCAAATTGGAATAGAGTAAATTCAAAGAGAGGTAGTGGTATAAAGATAGGAAGCTTACGATGAAAGGTAAAGAAAAGAAATTTACAACTAATGATTTGGGTATTACTGATATCCATGTATATCTAAACAACTTACTATACATTCAGATGTTAAAGGATGCTAAGAACGATAAAGAAATCAAATACGAAATCCAAAAACAAAAGTAATGTGGTATTATAAAGATACTAACATAGTAGTAAGGGATACACCAGATAGAGCGGTAGGATTCATTTATATGATAACTCATCAACCTACTGGGTTATATTACATTGGTAAGAAATCACTTTACTCAAATAGAACCCTTCCACCACTAAAAGGTAAGAAACGTAAACGTAGAGTAACGAAAGAAAGTGATTGGAGAGAATACTATTCATCTAATGATTGGATTAGAGAAATGGTAAGAGAAGGTAAAGAGGATGAGTTTAGAAGAGAGATAATCGATTTTTGTTATTCAAAGAAATCATTGGGTTATTATGAAGTTTACTTTCAGATGTATTATGGTGTATTGGAAGATGATAATGCACTCAACGGAAACATCTTAGGTAAGTACTTTAGGAAAGATTTAACATAAACTTATGTTGTATATTTGTAGAGTAATAAGTAATAAACAGCAAATCAAATTTCAAAACAAGCAATCTTAGATTAAATTTAGAATTTAGTAACAAACGACTAAAAGATTTAAAAACTAAGTATAAGTTTGAATCTGAGATGAACTTCGATAGTTTAATTACTGATTCAGTAAAAGTAAATAAAATATGAGAAACAATTAAGATTTCGAAGAACACTTGCTATTAGTATCTATTCCCAAAGAGAATGTATAAGCTCCTTAGAACTCTTTAAAATCCATCCTGAGAGATGCTAGGAAGGATTATCCAGCCTTCTCCCTACTTCGGTTTGGGGAGGGGAATAAATCCTTACTTGGAATCATTCTAAATTATACAAATTTTGGTGGTTTTACTTTTAGATAGTATATATATTATAAACGGAGAAGCATGAAAACAATTCACAAAGGATATAAATATGTCTACACAACAGTATAAAGATACAATCTTCTCAGTAGATGAGCAAGGTAATTGTTATGGTTCACGCGGTACAAAGATTGGAAACACTACTTCAAGAGGATATGTTAGAGTAGGTGAATCTATCGGTAAAAAGAATGGTGTTCGTAAGAAGAAATACTATAAAGTTCATAGGATGATTGCTGAAACCTTTATTCCTAATCCCAACAATCTACCTCAAGTCAATCATATCAACGGAATCAAAACTGATAATCGAGTAGAAAACTTAGAATGGTGTAATACTTCTCAGAATATGCAACACGCATTTGATAGTGGGTTACATAGTGGTGTAGGAGAGAATCATTATATGGCTAAGGTATCAGATGATGAAGTAAGGTACATTAGAGAACAATACTCAACTGGTAAGTACACTATATCTAAGATAGCTAAAGTATTCAATATGAGTTATCACAGTTGTTATAATATTGTAAAACGAAAAACAAGAAAATATATTTAATATATTATATGCAAAACAAAAACTGAGGCAGCATATCCTCGTTTGCTTTATGGTTGGTTACCGTCTAAAGTCCTCAGTTCCTCCAGTCAGTTCTTTGGCTGGGGGTTTTTATGTTTTATACAATCAACTAATTTAACGAATAATATAAAGTATAAAGGAATGATTATGGCAGAGAAGAAAACAATTAAGGTAGAATTACCTGAATACTTTAGTATCCAGCACTACAAAGCGATGGGTTCTTTCGAACATTTAGATGATGTCGAAAAGATTATTATGACTGTTAGTGCATTGACTGGACATGATGTAGAAGAGATTGAGAGATGGGCATTAACCGATTTGATGAAAATCTACAATGAGGCTGGTAAGATAATGCATAACACAGGTGGACAATTCTATCCTGTCTTTGAATTTAAAGATACTATCTATGGATTCCAACCCTTATCTAAGATGAGTGTTGCTGAGTTTATGGATTTGGAGAAGAGGTTGCAAGACCCTATGAATAACTTAGAAGAGATACTAGCAATCCTTTATAGACCTATTACATCACATAAGTTCAATGGAATGGAGTGGATGCATAAATCATACATTAAGATTCTTAAAGGTGAGAACGAATCAATGTTCAAATACTATGAAGTAGAAGAGTATGATACAGAGAAAAGAGATTGGCGAGTAGATATATTCAAAGAGTTACCATTGGAATATTGTATTGGAGTTCTTAGTTTTTTTTTGGGCTTAGGACTACAACTCTCTCTAAGTTCAGTAATATCTTCGGAAAATCTGACACCAGTGGAGAAGGAGACGATGATAGAAGTGATAGAGGAGGCCCTTCTATCGCTGAACATTACGGATGGCTCTATATCCTCAGAAACCTCGATACAAGAAGAATCTTAGATATTACAGGTGGTAGTAGTGTACTGAAAGAGAACATTATATTTATTCTTAATTGGTTATCGATGGAAACGGAGATAGCTAAACAAAAGGAAAGAGAAGAACGGCAAATGAGATTAGCAAATAAAGCAAGGTATAACTGATGAAAACGATAAAAGGATTAGAAGGATACTACATTACTGAAGATGGTAAGGTATGGTCAGAGAAACGAAATAAGTTTCTAAAGACAAGATTGGATGAGAATGGTTACGAACGAGTTTCATTCAACATCTCAAAGGATGAGAGATATGTAAAATCAGTTCATAGGTTAGTTGCTCAAGCATTTTTGGATAATCCTGAAGGCAAAAGGGAAGTAGCTCACTTGAATCACAATAGAAGTGACAATAGAGTAGAGAACTTACAATGGACAACACGAACGGAGAATATGCAGATGTCAGCACAAGAAGATAGGTTGATATCTATACCACGACCTAAAAGACAAAAGATAAAGGCAATGTATGAGACTGGTAAGTATATTCAATATGAACTTGCTAATATATTTGGTATTAGTCAAGGTCGTGTTTCAGTAATCATAAATGAGGAGAGATTATAATGCGCACTTACAAAGAAATAGTAGATAAATTTAACAATGCAGCTACATACCACGACCACATAAAGTCGTTTGGGCATGGTTCATTAGATAAGTTGAATGATGTGGTGAATCAACCGTATCCACTATTGTGGTTACGTCCGATGGCATCATTAGGTATTCAACCTTATGGACAGAGAACTTTAACTTTCGAAGTATATGTTTTGGATGTACCTAAATTGGATAGAACAACTGATATACAAACTATGTCAGATTGTGAACGTACCTTATATGATGTATATGCATACTTTAGGGATGGACAAGACCAACAATCATACGAAGTAAATATGACTGGTATTACACCAGTACAAGAAGCATTTCAAGATAGATTATTTGGATGGTTAGGTAACTTTGATATTATTACTGATTCATCAGGTCTTACATATTGTAATATTCCAAGCTAATGGGTGATTTTCCAAACATAGAGAAAGTAGTAGAACAAGCAGCACCATTATATGCTGATTCAGTAAGAGATGCCGCTATTGCAGAAGGATTGTTTAAGAGTGGTACATTGGCTAACTCTTATTCTTCTCAAGTGGTGGTAAGACAGAATAAGATAAAGATTCAGATATTAGGTG